AGGTCAGCGCGGGCCTTCGCGATGCCAGCGTCGCTGATCTCCGGCCGGGCGATCGTCTCGTTCAGCGACTCCAGCTGCGCCTGCAGCCGCAGCAGCTTCGCTTCCGCCGCGTCGTCGTCGACGTTCACTTCCATGGCCATGTCGGCCTGCTCGCGCAGCGCCCCCAGCCGCACCTGCAGCGCGGTGATCCGCTCGTCCGCCGGGGCGTCCTCAACCTCCGGCACGACCGGCGGCAGCCCCTTCCCGACGTCCGCCAGCTCATCGCGGATGACCTTCAGCTTCGCCCGCGCCGCGGCCTCGTCGATCCTGACCTTCAGCTCGGGGTGCTTCTCCGCCAGCTCGTCGGCCGCGGCCTTGATCCGCTCGATCTTCTCCTCAGTGTCGCCATCGTCGGCGGACACCTGGAGGACGACGCGGCGGACCTGCGTGCTAGCCAAGTCGCACCCTCCTTGTCTCCAGTGGCGTCCACGTCGAGTCGGCGTCGTCGATCAGTGCCGCGTAGTCCCACATCACCTGCAGCTCGTCCTGCTGCGCCGGCGTCATCTTGTACAGGTAGGCCAGGATGCTGATGTGCTCGCGGCGGAGCTGCGGCAGCGGGCTGGTCAGTACCCGGTGGGCGGTGGCAGTGGCTGCGGCGCGATCGGCTGCGGCTGCGGCGTCATAGCCGTCGGGGACGACGACGCCGGAGACGGCTGATCCCCGGCCGGCGCCGGGATAGTAGGGACCGCCGGTGCGGGCTCAGGCTCCGGTTCAGCCGCTGCCTCTGCCTTTTCGGCCTTCTTGGCGTCGGCGAGCGCGGCAGCCCAGTCGATCGCGTCGGGCAGGTCGACGTCGGCCAGCCTGAGCCTGGTGTCGCCGTTCTGGACGAGCATCTGCCAGTAGGCCACGGCCAGCGACCGGAAGTCCGTCGTCCGCAGCCCGTTGATGTAGTCCATGAGCGTCAGCCCGTGGACCTTGTGGATCTCCACGCCCTGCTTCAGCGAGATGACATTCTCGTCGAGCTGGTAGGTGCGGCCCTCCCAGTTGACCTTCATTCCGGCTTGAACCCCGCTTCCTCGAGCAATCGGTCGAACTTGCGTGCGTACCGGTCCATGGCGCCCGTCGCCTTCGCGTCCGCTGCGGGGGCGAGGAACGGCCGGTGCTTGTTCGTCACCCATGGCTTGTGGCCGAACGTCGGGTGCCGCACGTTGTCCACCTCATTGGGATAGGCCGCGGGCGCGTCCGTCCAGATCGTGGCCTTCTTCCCGTCCGACTCCACCGAGATCGATCCGGGGATGCTGCTCGACCACTCGCCAGCCCGCTCCCGGGCGTCATCCGCGATCAGGTCAGCCGCCGCCCCCAGGTCGTCGCCGTCAGCCAGGATCGCCCCGTACGAGCCGCGCGGAAGCCGCGGGCGTGACGGCCCGCGGCGGCGGCGCCTGCGGTGAACGGCCACTAGCTTGCGTCCAGCGTCACGTAGGTCACCTGGACGGGGTTGTTCGTCCCGTCGTCCAGGCCGGTCCACGTGATCGCCTGCTTGACGATCCCCGGCCCGGAGATGGGCAGTGGCGCGGTCTCGATCCGGATGTTCGGGATCAGCACGGAGAACGTCGCGATATCCGAGCCGGTGCCAATCCCCACCGTCTCGAACTGGTACTCGATCGCCGTCGCCGTGTCCGCCTGGAACGCCGCGTAGTAGGTCTCCGTGGACACGAACTCGACCGTCGTCGCCCCGGTCACCGCGGTCACGTCATTCTGGTAAGGCTCGTTCCGGTACGGCGCCACGTCCGGCGAGTAGCGCGTGAGGTCCAGCGGCCTGTTGTACTTGACCGACATCGGCCCTGAGATGTTGCCCGCCAGCGTCGGGCTGGCCAGCGTCGTCACGCCCGACGTGGTCGACGGGGTCCCGCCGACGTACATGGTGGCGCCCACCCAGCGGAACACGTTCCCCGCCGGGGCGGTGTAGCTGGCCAGCGACGGCACCGACCCGTTCAGCGGGTCCACGTGAGAGAACGCGAGCTCGTTGCGGCCCTCGATCGTCAGCGCCAGCTTCACGATGTCCGACAGCGCCGCCGACAGCTCCCACGCCTGCACCTTGCACCCGGTGTAGGTCATCGGCACCACCGTGCCGTCAACCCCCGGAACGCCCTTCTGCAGGCTGAAGCTGTGCCCGTCGATGAACCCCGGCGCGTGCACGGCCTTGTACGCCCCGGTGCTGCCATCCTCCGTCAGCGTCGCAGGCGACTGGCCGAACGACCCGAGCATCCGGTACAGCCACTGCTGCATGCCCCGCTCGGGCAGGTCAAGGTTGAACGCCCCGGTAACGGAGTACTCCAGCGCCCCGACACGGCGCGCCGCCTTGTCGAACTGCGCCCCCGCGAAGATCCCCTTGGACTGCTTGGGGGTCTTCTTCAGCCCCAGGCTGTCCGTGCTGCCGGCGTAGTACTTCGCCGCCGTCAGGGCGGGCGCGACACCGTACGTTGCCTCGTCGTACGCCGCCCACTGGGCGAACAGGCCAGTGTTGCCCATCTACATGCCCTCCTTGATCACTGGCGGGACCGGTGCCCCCACCGCCGCAGGCGACGGCACCGGAGACTTGACCGCCGCAGCCGGCAGGATCCGCCAGTGCTCCGGGTCCACCGCCGCGTCATCCGGCAGCCCGTCGACGACCTCGCCAACCGCCGCGTTGCCGAACGCCCTGATGCACTCCACCCGCACCATTACCTCCTACGTCGCCGTCAGAAGCCGCGTCTGGTAGGCGACGCGGAACGAGCACGAGCACCCCGCGCCATCACTGGCCTGCCGCTGCGACCACGTGAACGGGCCATCCACGGCCGACTGCCACACCAGGCCGCCCATCGTCATGTCACCCGGCCCGCCATCGCGCGGCAGGCCCCGCAGCAGCACCTCAACCCCCGCCACGATCGCCGCGCACTGGGCACGCACCACCCCCATGCCAGTGCCCCCCGACCAGGCGTCAGCGGTCAGCCACACCTCACCCGACTCCTGCCGCGTCCGCCCGTGATCCAGCACCGGCCAGACCTGCGTCGCCCCCGCAGCCGACACGTCGGACTCCTGCGGGTCACTGCACCCCACCCACAAGTGCAGCGGGGCGGCCAGCTCATCACCCGTCACCGACGGCCCGTCGATCACCTGCACCGGCGCAGTAGGCGAGCTGCCCAGCAGCGGCGACGCCCCGGCCGCGGCGACGAGCCACGCGATCACCTGCGGCACCGCCGACGTCATCGTCACCTGGGGAGTCGTCACGCGAACGCCGCCTTAGACCCGGTCACCGTGCCGAATAGCTGCAGGGCGCGGTTCGGGATCGCGAACCCGAACCCGGGCACGACCGTGGTGTCCTGCCCCGGCGCCAGCACGGCCGACGAGCCGAGGCCGCCGCGCTTCACCTGCCACAGGTGCTCGAGGATGATCTTCGCGCCCTCGTAGATGGCCGGGTCGATCACCTTGCGGCCCGCCCAGTAGACCGCCTTGTACTGGGCCAGGTAGTCGGCCGTGTAGAAGAACGGGAACCCGGCCGCGTGCCGGACGATGCCCGTCTCCGGGTCGACAAGCAGCTGGTCGAGGTCGTACATGAAGCCGTAGCTGAGCAATGGCGTGATGCTGACCAGGCCGTTGGTGGTCGACCCGTCCCGCTGGTAGGTGGCGTCGATCGTCGTCCCGAGGTCGGTCCGCACGGGCGTGTGCGACAGCAGCAGCGCCCGCCCGGACGCCCGCACCACCTCGGTCCGCTGCCGGGTCACGACAGCGCCGCAGAAGTGCTCAGCCACCTGCGTCGCCGCCGCGTTGTACCCGTGCAGAATCTGGTCATCGCTCGTCGTCCCGGTTAGCCGCAGGATCTCCTTGGCCTCCAGCAGCGACACGATCGTCGGGTCGGCCGCCGCCTGGACCTCGAACGAGTCGGCATAGGCACCCGGGTAGGTGCTGTCGGTCGACTGCCAGAGGATGACGTGATGGCCCGGCTCCGTGCTGGTGAACTGGGCCGTGTACGAGCCCTGGCCAACCCGGGTGACCGCCGGGGTCGCCGTCGTCCTGTCCGGCAGCGTGACCGTGACCGACACCGACGACAGCGACGCCGCGTCCTGCGGGTTGTTGTCGACGTCGGTGTTGACCCAGGCGAGGGGCACGACCGCGCCCGCGTACCAGGGGCTAACAGAGGGCACCGCTCACCTCCTCGCCGGGTTGCTCGTCTTGAGTGGTCAGGCCTGCGGCGGCTGTTCGGCCGGCTGCTGCTGGGCGGCGAGCGCCTCAGCCGCGGCCTTCGCCTTCGCCGTCCCCAGTGCCGCGTCAACGGCCGTGAGGAACGACCCGAACGCCGCCAGCAGCTCCGGGAACTCCGGCACGTGCACCGCGGACGCCGCAGCCAGCACCACCGGGTTCGACTCAGCATCCGCTGCCACCTTCGCGACCTCCGGCAGGTGCTCGGCGATCTCCTGCTCAGCACTGGCGACGAACGCCTTCAGGTGCTGCTCGATCCCTGCGACCGCTTCCACAACGCTCACTTCTTGCTCCTGACTGGCCGCGGCGCGGCCGTTGTCTCGGTTGCCGGGTTAGCGGCACTCCCCCGGCTGTAGGCGGCGATCTGCGAGCGGAGCCGCGCGGCATACTGCACGGCCCCGTTCGCCTCCGCATGCGCCAGCTCCCGCTCCAGGCCGGCCAGCACGTCCGCGCGGGTCATGGTCAGGTCCGCGACAGGACCACGTACGGAGTGCCGGCGCCGACCAGCGCGGTCAGCCCGGACAGGGTGGCCGGCGCGGTCGCCGTCGCCGCCAGGGACCCCGACATCGCCAGCGGCACCTGCCCGGACAGCGAGCCGCCGCCAGTCGAGCTGCCCCCGAGCATCCCGTCGACGACCGCCCCGGTCGCGCCCGAGTTGTAGAGCGCGACGCCCCACACCGCCGGCCCGGACGGGATGAGCGCCCCGGATGACGGGCCCTGCGGGATGCCCTGCGTGGCGATGTTCCCGACCACCGAGGCGAGCGCCAGCTTGTTCACCCCGGCCGCGAAGCCGCCCGTCACGTCGGCTGACTGCGCGAGCAGCGCGGCCGACGCCGACATGCCGTTGTAGATGGCGACCCAGCTGTGCGTCGGCGTCGCCGTCGCGGTCTTGCACAGGAACGACACGAAGTCGAACACGTCGCCGACCTGAACCGGGACCGCGTAGACGAACAGGCTCGCCTGCGTGAGCGAGATGCCCGTTGACCCGGTCGTGATGTCGCGGCGGCTGATCGTGCGCCGCCATGGCGATGACGGGCTGCCGTCCAGCAGCCACTCTTCCTCGTAGGCCGGGTACTTCCCGCCGCCCAGGTCCATCAGAAGCCCACCAATCCGCCGCCGGTGCCGGTGCTGAGCGCCGCACCCGCGGTCGTGCCGCTGTTGACGTTGCCGTAGGAGATCGCCTGGCCGGCGTTCTGGTACCGGTTCGGGATGAACGCCAGGTAGCTGTACAGCTGGAAGCGGACCTGCAGCGTGTCCGACAAGACCTCCTGCAGGACGCGGGTGCGGACCTCGCCCTCGAACAGCAGCATGTCGTCGAACACGCCGCCAATCAGCGGCGTGAACGTGTTCCCGCTGCCGGTCCCGTCAGTTGGCGACGTGTGGCCGGACGACAGGGTCGACATGCTCGGGTTCGTGGTCGCCCCGCCGAACGTCAGCGGGATGTTGTTGTCCACGTGCCAGCCGCGGCCCAGGATCGAGCCGACCGGCCCCTCATCCGGCGAGCCCGGATCGAAGTCCCCGCCAGCCGCGGCGTTCCACGGGCCCAGGTTCGACGGCGGCACCAGCGGCCGCTTGTTCCCGTCCGTCGTGGTCGCGAACGAGTTCCACACCGCCTCGTTGGTCACGACGTCGGTCATCCGCATGAACCGGTTCCGGCCAATCTGGCTGGCCAGCTTCCCGACGCAGGAGTAGAAGTCGGCGCGCGTCGAGCTGCCCGTCCACTGGTTGCTAGTGTCGGTGGCCGTGTTGACGATGATCCCCGGCGTCGACCCGCCGGTGATCGTGCCCTGCGGGTACAGGCCCGTGATCTGCCCGTTCGTGCCGGACCCCAGCATCACCTGGCCGTTGACCTGCATCGCCTGGTCCGCCGTCAGGTCCTTGAAGAACAGCTGGTCCATCGGGATGGGAGACAGGTCGAGCTCCTGCATCGACGCGTCCTCCTGCCCGGCGACCGTCTTGACCAGGGCATTCACGTAGTTGTCCGCGATGTCCCGCGAGCCGACCGGCGTGCCGTCGGACGCCTGCGCCCCGGTCGCGGTGCCGGTCGTGATGATCGGGATGTTGATCGAGTTCGTCCCGCTGGGCAGCGGCATCGAGTGCATCAGGTTCGCCAGCACCCGGCCCGCCCGCAGGTACTCGGTGTACTCATCGATCAGCCAGGTCGGCGGGATGAAGTAGCCGCCGTCACCCGGGGTCTGGGACGTCGCCCGGCGCTCGAACACGGGCATCCCGAGACCGAGCCACCGGTCGATCATCCGCTCCTCGCGTCGCCGGATCCGGGACGGCAGCGCCGACAGCCGCTCCTGGGTGTGCTGCTCGAGCTGGGCTGTCGCCTGCCGCTCGCGCCGCTGACGGCGGGCGGGCAGCTCGACCGCGAGCTCGGCACGGTGACGCCCGAGCCGCTGCTCTGCCGCGCCCAGGCCGCCGTCGCCGTCGGCCTTCGCGAACTTCACGCGCGCCAGGTCAGCGAAGTAGGAGTGGGGGCTGTACCGGCTGTAGGTCTGCGGCTCGCTGGTCACCGTGACGCTGCCGCCGGTGCCGACGGTGGTGGTGGTGCCGTCGGCCCGGGCGGCAGCGGCGCGCTTCTCGCGCTCCTGCTCAGCCTTCAGGTCATCGACGCGCTCGCCCAGGCCGCGGATCTCCTTCCGCGCGTCCTGGTAGTTCTTCTCCTCGTCCGCGGTAAGGTCGCGGCCGTTGCCGTTGTTGGCCGCCGCGGCTGCCGCCAGCAGTTCCTTGTTTGACTTGACCAGCGCGCCGCGCCGCGCCTCAAGCTGGCCGATCAGGTCGTGATTCTCATCGCCGCCTGCGATGAGGCGGATCGGGGTGCCGTTGCGCCGGTAGCCGATGATCGACCCCGGGAACGGCGCGCGTGCGTCACGCACGATGCCTCCACTGAGATGGGACGGGTCACCATCTGCGTGGAAGCTGCCGCGCGACCGCTGGCCACTGTGGGCGGGCGGCCGGGCGGGGACTGCCCGGCAAACGTCGATGCCAGTATGCGCGATCGGAAGCCGGCTAGGCAACTAGGCGCGGAAAAGGCTCAGCCCCCGCGGCCGCGGGGGCTGAATAGTCCGGGGTGCCCTTGCTGGAAACGGGCGCGGCTCCCTGGGACAGCTGCTGTTGCCGCTCGACCCCAGAACGGTCCCAGCCTACAGCCGGGCCAGCCCCTCCATCTCCATCTCCCGCATGCGCAGCTCCAGCCGCCGCGACGGCGACAGTTGCTGCTCATCACCCGGGATGCCCGTCGAGTCATCCACCGTCACCACCGCGCCCGTCCCGTTGCAGCCAGGGCACACCTGGCCGTTCGCGCCCGTGACCGGGTGCTTCAGGCGCCCGTTGCTGACGCCGTTGCTGGCGCACGTCTTGCACGGCTGCGTGTGGCCCGCGGCATCGACGTCATAGTCAGGGGCGCTCGCGACGTCGACGTCCTCCGACGCCGACGCGCGCAGCTCGAGCGGCCGGCCGTCCGCATTGCCCTCACCGCCGAATCCCGGCAGCGTCGTCACGTCGACGCCCAGCTCCTTCGCCCGGCGCCGGATCAGCGCCTGCGCGGCCTTCCAGTCCCCGTGATGACTGGCCGCGAGGATCGCCGCCGCCTTCAGCTGGGCGACGTTGTTGACCGGGTACGAGCCGTCCGGCAGCGAGTTCCCCGCGGCCTTCGCCTGATCCCGGTCCGCCTGCGTGACCGCCAGCAGCTCGACCGGCCGCCCGTCCCCCCGGTAGGCGCTGTGCCCCGGGTCCATGACCAGGTTATGCCCGCACTGGCCGCAGAACTTCGCGTCCGAGCTGTTCGGCTGCCCGCAGCTCGAGCACTTCTGCGTCATGTCCTCAACGCCGCCCATGTTGCTGAACGCCGACTTCGGCTGCATCGAGTGGCCGCACTGGTCGCAGAACTGCGACGCGTCATCGTTCACGCTGTGGCAGACCGGGCACTCGTTATCCTCGCCCTTGTGCGCCACGTACGGTGCCGACGGGGTGCGCCGCTCGCGTCCCAGCAGCGCCGGCGCGCCGATCGCGGCGGGCCGGCGGTAGGCGAGCTGCTCGCCAGCCACGGCAAGCATCCGGCTGCCCGCCGTCGCCGGGTTCGCCCCGTGCGTCACCGCGCACACATCACCGCGATGCAGGTCCATCTCCAGGATCGTCCGGTGCTCGTACCCCTGGTCCCATGCCTGCCGCGTGCACACAAACGCCAGGCTCATCTCGTCGATGTCGCCGCGCTGCTGCGCGCTGTACAGCGCCCGGACTTCCTCCCGGGCGCCATCCATGTCCGGCACCCAGGTCAGCACGCCATGGCTGTCCTGGCTTAGCTGCATCGTCCCGGACTTGGTCCTGGCCAGCGGAATGCCCGCGCTATTGTGCCCGATCAAAAATGGCACGTCGAGCGCCGGGTTGTTCAGCGTCCGCGTCGCCGAGCCCGGCGCCACGTGCTCGGTGAAGTGCTCGCCGTCCTGGTCCCACATGTCGAACGGCGCATCGAAGACGGTCGCGTACCCCTCCCACGAGTACGCCGTCCCGCCGGAGCCGTTCGGCTTGCCGCGCATCTCGACATTCCCCCGCGCGAACTGGAGTCCCAGCCGCTCCGGCACCCCGCGCATCGCCATCCGCGCCGCGCGCCGCATCTCGAACCTGTCCATCCCGGCCTCCTTAGAGCGTCATCCGCGGCGGCTTGAGCGGCGGCAGCGCGTCCATCGGCGGGATCGCTGCGATCTCCGCCTTCTGCTCATCGGTCAGCGGCGGCAGGTCCTCGCCCGCCCGCACCTCGCTCGGGGCCATCAGCCGGCTCGTCGCCTGCGTGTAGTTCACGACCCACCGCGTCAGGATGTCCGTCCGCAGCAGCGGCGACAAGTCGAACTTCACATACTGGCCGGGCGGCAGCAGGTTCCCGAGCTTCCGCTCCCACCACGTGATCCACCGCTGCATGCAGTACGTCAGGAAATCGAGGCCCCGCTGCTCGACGTTCGCGTACGTGATCGAGCTGCCCGTGATCGCCACCGCCACGATGTCCGGCGGCACGCGGTGAAACCGGCACACCATCAGGTCACTCTGGCTCAGCGTCCCCAGGAACTGGCTGTCCGTCGGCGACACCTGCACCTGCTCGTACTTCCACCCGCCTGTCAGGACCGCGGGCTCACGGCTGTTGTGGACGGCCGCCATGAACTTCTGCTTGATCGCCGTGGCGTCCTTCTGGCTCATCTGCGCCGTCGAGTCATTCAGCAGCAGGGCGCTAGGATGAGCGCCTTCCTCGAAGAACCCGTTGATGAACTGCTCGGCATTCAGCCCCATCTGGATAGCCCGCCGCGCGAAGTCCATGATGCTCGCGCCGCGGATGTCGCCCGGCCCGCGGAAGACCGCGCGATGCCAGACGCTTCCCGGCGCCTGGTCCTGGCCGCGGATCTTGTACCCGATCGTCCCGTCGGGCTTCTGCCGCACAGCCACCTGGCCAGGATCCGCCAGCTCGATCTGCGCCGGGTAGCCCATCGGGTCCGCGGCGACCTTCTGCCCGATCACGTCGCCGCGGAACAGGCTCATCGTCCCCGCGTACAGCCAGTCCCCGATGTCGTAGGACGCGGCGGGCTCGTTCAGGACCTGCGGCTGCCGCCGGAGCTTCACGCCCGGCTCCTCCGTCTGCCCGGTGCCCCCCTGGCCCGGGTTCGGCGTCGGGACACCGGACAGCGGCAGCTCGAACGCCCACGGCTGCAGCATGCTCATCATCGAGCTGATCAGGTCCTGGCACGCCCACACGGCGGAGTGCCGCATGTTCGCCGCGGGCGCGCCCGGGCGCCCGTAGATGTCCTGGACGGCCTGGATGGTCGCGCCGATCGGCGGCTCGATGAAGGCCAGCTGCGCGATCCGCTGCTCTGGCGCCCGTCGCTGCGCCGCTCGCTCGCGAGTGCCGCCGAAGACGCCCACTAAAGCCGCCGGTCCAGCGCCAGCAGGAACGGCGACGCCGCCAGCGCCGCGACACCGAGGGCGGGCACCTGGTGCCAGACCGAGTGCACGATGACCGCCGCGCCGTACACCGTCCCGGCCGCGCCGCAGACGCCTGGCAGCGACGTCGACCACCCAACCACCCGGCCCGCCGGAGTAGCCAGCGCATCCGCCACCGAGACGAGCCACGACCGTGACCGAGAACGGCCCGGAGCGCAGTCAGGGCACTCAACCCCGTTGATCTCCCGGCCACCACGACACGACGGGCACTGCGCCGGCACCAGCGGATGGCGCTTGCGCCGCCCCAGCGTGATCGCCGCCATCACCACCGCCTTTGCAGGACATCTACAAGAAACAGGATGCCATACCCGCTGAACTCACGGAATCTCTGTAGGATTCCACCTCACCAGACGGTGTTGACCCAGTTCACCGGTTCCTCCAGCCGTGCCAGCGCATCGACCCCCATCGCCAGCGTGATCGCCGCGTCGATATGGATCCGCGACTTGCCCTTGGACAGCGTGAAGCCCCGCTCCTGCTCCCGCTTCACCGCCGCGTTCACCTGCCGCACGTCATCCGGGTTGCCATCGTGGACGATCTGGCCCCCGACGATCATGTCGAACGCCATCCCGACCGCAGGCGCCATGATCTGCGGCGACTGGTTGAACTCAATGACCAGGAAGCCCTCTTCCTCGAGCATCCTGGCAGGCAGCTCAAAGAACCTCGGGTCATAGACCAGGCCGCGGAACCGCAGGCCCAGCGCGGTCGCCCGGGCACGAATGTAGTCCCACACCTCGAGGTGGTCGATCTTGCCGTCAGCCGGGTACCACGTCCGGTTCACCGTCGCGACCCGGCCGTCGTCGAGCTGGGTCAGCTCGCGGACCGACACCGAGTCCCGCTTCAGCGCCATGTCGACGGCCAGGATCGTCGGCTCGTGGCCGCCGATCTCCCACGTGCCCTGGCACTTCTCGTACGCGCCCGGATGATCCTTCAGCCACGAGTCCTCGCTGACCGCCACCCACTTATTGCCGTAGTACCTGATCCACTCGTGATGCTGGACCTCAGGCTTGTCCCACTCCCGCACCCTGGCCTCAACATCCCACAGGACGCCCGCGGCGCCCGAGGCGGCGCTCACCGCCCGGCGGCGGACCCCGGGATCCGAGTAGTCGCCATCCTCGCCCTCCTGCCAGTCGAACAGCAGCCGCGGCGCGATCGACGGGTCACGCTCAGCACGCTTGCCATGCAGGTACATCGAACCCAGCAGCGAGTGGTTGACGTCGAATCCGGCCGTCGTGATGTTCAGGTTCCGGCCAGGCCCCCGCGTCACCTCGCTGCCGTCAGGCAGCCGGCAGATCATCCGCCGCTTCTTCGTCGACTTGCCGATCACCATGTGCACCCGGGCCTTCGTCGACCCCGTCTCGCCCCACTCGTGCAGCTCGTCGCAGACGAACAGGCTGGGCAGGCCGCCCTCGTTCGTCCCGGCCACCGCGGCGACGCGCTTCATCATCCCCGGCTGCCCGTCGGCCCGGCGGATCTCCGTGTCATACACCTCCGCGAACCCGCACAGGGGCGCCTCCTTGACTGCCTGGTCACGGCCGCCCAGCATCACGCCCGCGATCGAGAACAGCAGGTCGGCCTGCTCGAACGACGCCGCGGCGTTGATGATGTTCGGGCTGACGGGCGCGATCTGCGGCGGCCCGAACAGCTCCAGGCACTCCAGGCCGGCCACGAACGTCGTCTTCCCGTCGCCCGTCGCCGCACCCCGCAGCGCCTGGTCATACCGCCAGTACCCGCAGCCGGGGCAGAACTCGTACCAGCGCCACACGAACCGCTTCTGGTCCTTCCGCAGCCGCAGCGGCTTGCCGAACCAGTCACCCTCAGCGCAGATCAGCAGCGACTCCATCCACCGCACCGCCGCACGACCCTCCGACGGCCACCGCTCCCCCGGCGCAGGCGCCCAGCCGCAGTCGATGCAGCCGGGCTCAGCGAGGATCATCGTCATCCTCGCCAGCTCCATCCGCCGGGCCCGCGACCCGCGCGTTCAGGTCATCCAGCGACAGCTGCGCCGCCGTGAACGACAGCCCCAGCCGGGCACGGTGCAGCGCGCCCACCCCGATCTGCGCCTCGCAGGCCTGCGCCACCGCGATGGCCTTCGCCGCGATCCCGTAATGCGGGCTCTCGACGGCCTGCCCCATGCTGCCCTTCGCGATCGGGTCGGCGTCGCCCAGCTCGAGGTGCTGCGCCGCGCGATCGATCGCGTCCGCCCACCGCAGCAGCACCACCCGGTCGGCGACCGACAGCAGCTGCGACACCGGGTCATCCCACAGCGCCGCCCAGGCCTTGCGTGTCTCCGGCCGCCACGGCCGCGCGACGAGCTCACCCGACTCCCGGTCCTTGACTGGCGCGCGCTTGGGCAGCCCGAACTTCGCCAGCGGCTCGGCCGCCGCGATCTCAGTCCGCCGGCCGTTGCGCCGGTCGACCGCAGTGCCCGCGGGCTTCGCAGTGCGCGGCATGAGCGATGGTCACCTTCCCTTCGCTTGAATCGTTCAAAAAACGAGTTCGGGTGTTAACACGCGAAAACATCGTGGCTGGCGCGGGTCATGGGGGCAGGGTGGGCTAAAGATTCGAACCTCATCGAACTATGCTGCCAGTCGGCCAGTCTCGGCGTACAGGCCGTAGCGCTGGGCTAGCAGGTGTGCGCCTGCGATGGTGTATCCGATGGCTTGCGCTATCTCGGCCCATGATGCTCCTTGCTTGCGCATGCTGATTGCCTGTGCCGCGAGGGTTGCCATGCATGTGGTGCAGCGTTGCTGGCGCTGGCTTCGCTGCTCGAATTGCGTGCCGCATTGGCATGCTGCGATCGGCCAGCCCTTGAGTGGCGGCTTCGGTGCTGACACCTTGGGTGGCGTGATCGCGATGCCGGGGACCTGGGCCCATAGCGTGACGGGTCCGGTGTAGTCGCTGCCATCCTTAGGGCGCGCGAGGTTGCAGGTCCGGCAGATGATGCGGACGTTGCCGTGGGCGTGAGTTCCGCCGATGGCGATCGGGATGATGTGGTCGAGGTGCTTGCTGTTGGGATGGCCTGGCTTGCTGGTCATGTAGGTACGGCAGATGCGGCACTTGCGGGCTCGCCTGCGCATGTCGGCTTCTTGCTGCGGCGTGATGTCGCTGTCCATCGTGACCGAGCGGCGCTTGCTGCGCTTCCAGCGGTGGTAGTCGTCGCTGCGGTTGGCGCGGCGGCGACTGCATTGCTGGCTGCAGGTCAGCGTGTTGGGGTGGCGTGCCATGAATGGCTTCGTGCAGATGATGCACGCGCGTGGCCAGACTAGGCACATTCCGGCTGTCATTGCTTCCCCTGGCTGGTTGCGCGGTTGCATGCGGCGTGCGCTAGCCCGAGCCAGCCGGCGCGGTCCTGGTTGTGGGCGAGGTCGAGCGCTGCGCTGGTCCACATGGGCTGACCGCAGATGGCGCACGGGTCGCCTGCCTGCCACTTGCCGAGCAGTTCGGCGCGCTTCCGCTGGTGTGCTGAGTCGTAGCCGCGGCCCGCGGTCGGCTGGCGCTGGTTGCGGCGGCTGGTCGCTGCGGCCTGGCAGGCGGGGCAGCGCAGGGTGCCGGTTGCGTCCGCGTCGAACAGCACTCGGCACCCTTGCTCGATACACCACCTTTTCGGGATGGCTCAGCTCTCCGGCAGTTCGGTGCGGATGACGGGTGCTTCGCCGGGCTCGCAGACGGCGAGTTCGGCGATGCTGTCGACGAGGACGATCTTGACGTCGGGCATCGCCGCATTGAGTCGCCTGGTGACCGCGTCGGCCTCGGCCATGGTGATCATGCAGTGGTATCCGATGACGAGCGTGCCGCCTGGCTTGGTGATGGCGGCGTTGTCGAATCTGGCGGCGAGTAGCTCGTTCTGCCGCTTGTGCCATTGCTCGTGCATCTCGCGGTTGCCGGTGCTGGGTGCGATGCCGCTGTTCACGCTGGTGACGGCTCCGCAGGTGTCGCAGGTGGTGAATTCCACCTGCACTTGCATTAGTCGTCCTCCAGTTCTGCGATGACGTGAGCGAACTCGGCGTCGAGGTCGATGCCGGCCTCTTGCGCCCAGGCGCGGATCTCGCCAGTGTGCGCGGCGAACTCGCGGAGGATGGTGCCTGTCAGGTTGTGCAAGTTGTCGCGCTGGTCGCGGTAGGCATCGGACTGAGTGGCGATGGCGGCGTTGCGCTCGCGGCAGGTGGCGAGCTGCTCGCGGGCCTCGTCGCGCTCGCGCCGGTACCGCAGCATCGTGTCCTCACGGTCATTGGACGGGGTGCGGCTGAGCCGGTCGATCCCGGCGTCAGCCCGGTACCGGTTCAGCACCGTCAGGCTGACCCGCGCGGACCATCCCGACTGCGCCGACGGCCCGAACTCCTCGCACAGCTCCGCCAGCCGGGCACGGACCTTCCCGGTCTCAGCCATGGCGGCGGCGAGCTCGGGGGCAGCTGGCAGGACGCGGACTACCGGGTGGGCTGGCTGGCCCATGGCGGCCTCGGGGTGCAGGTCACTCACTGGTCGCCGCCTCACCGGGCGTCTGCGCGAACGGGGTGCGGCCAAGCACGCCGACAAGCCAGCCGGCGACGTGCTCGTACATGCCCTCACAGACGATGTGCTGGCGCCATCCCTCATCGCAGGTGATCGTGAACCGCGGTGTCGCGCCCGGCTTGTCGACGAACTTGCGGTAGACGGGGTGCTCAGGCGATGGGCCAGCGGGAACCTCGGCCAGCTCAGCGTCACGCGCCTCGGTGAGCTCGCGCCGCACGTCGTCCTGCGACCGGTCGCCTGCGTCGAGCAGCTCGCGGGCCATCGGGTCGGGGTCGGGCTTGCCGGCGAGCCATCCCTGCCACGTCACGGTGCCGTCGTCCTCGGCCACCGTCACGTGCTCGTCGTGGCTGATGTCG